ATATTGGAAAAAATGATCCAATGCTAAAAGCAGTCCAGGGCTTCGCCCAAACAGAGCGGGGAAATATTGAAAAACAATATGGTCAAATGGTCGATACGGCCGCCAAATCTTCTGGGCAGGATCGATGGTTAAATAAATATCCAGCCATGCGACAAGATCTTATTGCTAAGACAAAAGGTATGAAAGATATGATTGGCTCTCCTGCTCAAGGAACTGGAGGCGGAGCTTCGGCCCCGGCTGTTGGTTCAGAAATTGATGGGTATATCTTTAATGGTGGAGATCCTGCAGATGCTAATTCATGGAGTAAAAAATAATGGCGGCGCCATGGGAAAAATATCAGGCGGATAATGGAGATGCTGATTCAGGGCTCACGGCTCAAGGCCCATGGTCCAAGTTTCAAAAAGCTCCTGCCAATGATATGCGCTTTCAAGGCTCCATTCAGAAAAGTCTCCCTACTTTGGACGAAGCTTCAACCGCTACACAGTCGGCCCTGCAAGGTTTCGGAAATCAAGCCACATTTGGACATTTGCCGCAATTAAATGCAGCAGTTGAGCCTGTTGCTGCTAAAATCGCTGATCTGGTCACAGGGGGGAATTCTTATGAGACTATTCCTGACTATGCAACTCGTAGGGATCAATGGATTGCACAGCAATTAGCCGCAAAGAATGCTTCTCCTAAGGCATACACTGCTGGACAAGTGGGCGGAGGCCTATCCACAGGACTTGCCATTCCTCTAGGTGCTGCTGCAGAAGCAGGTCTTCCCTTACAGATGTTATCAGGAGCAGGCTCCGCTATCGCTCAATCTGCTCTTCAAAATCCAGGGGATCAGCCTGGTGTTGTTAATCCGCTACAGTTGTCAGAACGTGCTTCAAATGTTGTTAATAACCCTACAAATATTGCAGTAAATGCCCTAGCCCCTGCAGTAGGACCTGCACTTAATTCTGCAGGTGGGCTGCTATCCGCACTCGCTGAAAGAAAAGCCTTCAAAGCCCTTGGGCCTTACGCAAGACAAGCTATGCAAGCTTTTAATAGAGACAAAGTTAATTCAATCGGTAGAACAGCACTTGATGAAGGCGTGGTAACTATGCCGCCTACAAGCTATGCAGGTCTAGAGAACAGAGCAAATGCTGCCGCCTCTACGGCCGGACAGAATTTAGGAAATACTGTTGAGCAAATGGCCCAGAAAGAAACTGGTGCTCCAGTAAGTCTGAGCCGTGAGGACATTGCAAATAATTTAGAGAATAAATTAATTTCTCCAGCCGATACAGATATTGGAGGAGTGGCTAATAAAAATGCTCAACTTCAAGAGCTTATCAATAACTGGAGATCTGGTGGTGGAGAATCAGCGGCGGATCTAAATCCTAATATTCCACTTCTTGAGGCAGAACTTAAGAAGAGAAATGTGGCCGACCAAATTAAATGGGATAGACTTCCAGGTGCAGACATTCCTATTGAAGAGCAATTCAATAGATCCTTACTAGGGCAATTAAAAAATGGTGTCGAGCAGGGCGGGGAAGATCTTGCGCAAAAAACAGGTTATCCGGTAGATCAATTTATTCAGCAAAAAAATACTTATGGGGATCTTCAAGCTGCAAAAGATATTTTAGCTAAAAGAAATGCTAAGGAGTTTGCTAACCGCCTTATTTCTCCCTCTGATTATGCCATAGGGGCTTTAGGTGCAGGTGCAGGACTTATGAGTGGAGGATCTCCTGAAGATAAAATGAAGCATGCCCTACTAGGAACTAGTTTAGCTCTTGTTAATAAAGGCGCTAGGAAGTATGGCAATCAAATTTCTGCCGTAGGTCTTAACCGCTTAGGACAAGCAGTCGATGCAGCAGGTAATGTAATACCAGAAGTATCAGGCGCAGCGGCTCGCGGTGGAATATGGAATATTTTAAATAACCAAAATGAGGAGAACAAACCATGAAATCATCAATAAAGGCTCCAAGTCAGCCTACACAACCAATGTCTATGCCAAGCCTTGCAGAAGGATCAGCCCAAGAAGAGGCCGCAGAACCTGCTGATTATGAACAGCACGAAGTAGAAAATGCGGGGGATGCCTTAATGAAGGCCGCTCACATTAAGAAAAACCAACCCGTGCTTCATGGTTTAGCGATTAAGCACTTAAATCAGAAGAAAGATGCTATTCATGCAGTAGTTGGTGAAGCGCCTTCATCTGCCGGTGGAATTAAGTCTTTAGATCAACTTAGAAAAGTAGCTTCCGAAAAATCAAAGATGTAAAATAAAAGCCCCTGAAAAGGGGCTAGTTACTACTTACTTCTTTTTAGAAGTTTTCTTAACAGCTTTTTTAGTTACTTTTTTCTTTGCCATGTTCAAGACTCCCTTCGATTAGTTCAAAGCCCGTGATCAACGGCTCAATAGCCATATAATCAGCGGGTGTAAGTTGCGCCTTCTCAAGATCGGAAAGCTTCCATCTATATTTATCTACCTTAATTTTAGCCTCATGAAAATTAGTCACTACTTTATTCCACTCCTCTAGCTTTTCAGGAGGCACTTGAAAATTATCAGGCTTCCCCTCCACAAGAACTGCCCACTCATTTACTAATTTCTTAAATGCTTCGTTTGCTAATTTTAGCTCTTGTTCGAAAAGCTTCACTGTTCGCATGACGTGGTAAGCGACTTTCGGCTCTAAGCCCGGTGTATTCATAATCTTGCCACACGCTTGAGAAAATGCCGGAGCCCTAAGCTGTCCTAAACTGATCTCGATCATATTGTAATCCTTTCGATAGTGCTAAAAGAGCAAGATATGCTTTGTCCCAATTTTCTGGAAACACGGCTATCCCGATTCCCCCTGCTTTATTTATTAAATCCAAGTTGTGCTCTTGTAGGGGATCTCTCTCTTCATCTATAGATTTCTTCAATTCCATCCCTACAAATATTCCGTTAATGCAAAGTAAAATATCCGGTGTTCCCCTAATGGTTCTCTGCTGCACTTTAACTAACCACGTGTTTGGTAAGCGCTTCAAAAACGGCATTATTCTTTCCTTGAAAATCGTTTCTTGCTTCTTTGCCAATGTATCCCCTAGGATCTCCTTCTTGAAGATCATAGAGAGATTTTAGGCTAAAGCTCATAGAGCACGTCAAGGGCAAAGATTTGTATGGATAGGTATTTTCCATAATGTGCATAATCTTGGGGATTAGCTCCATTTCATCTTCATGAAGTTCAAATACAATCTCATCATGAATCTGAAGAACCATTCTTGTCTGATATTTTAGTAAAAATTCATGCAAAATGACCATCACAGTTTTTACTAAATCTGCCGCGCCACCTTGCACTTTTGAATTAGCTGCCCTATATGCGAAATTTTCGTCATTAAAATAAGCACGTCTTCCTAGCCACGTTCTTACCCAACCATTGCCGGGGGATTGCATGAGCCTCTGCTTCACGGCTCCTGAGCATTGAACAATAAAGTTCTCTACCATTGGTAAGGCTCTGAAATACTTTTTCTTAAATGATTTTGCTTCCTCAAATGTACATCCTAGAGCAATAGCAAGTTTAGCTATTCCCATACCATAGAGAAGTCCGAAGTTTAAAGTTTTAGAGGCGCTTCTTGTAAGACCTGTTAGATCAGCGGTCGCTTGGTGGGGATCATGCCCTTCTTTGATCTTTTCAATCAAATCAAACTGGCCTGCTTCGTCTAGCATCATTCTAAATTCCATTTGATTATAATCTATAGATAAAAATAAATATCCCAGCCTTGGGACGAAGGCTCGACGTACCGGGAGGGATGACGAATCTTCAGCCGGGATATTTTGGCAATTTCCTGTTATAAAGGTATCGCTTCCCCTTCGCGCTAAAAAAAATCCAGAGGAAACCTTAACACACCAAACTTTTTCCTTACTTTTTTCTTTTTTAACTATGCTATTAGCAGTGCCACTGTAATCCCTGCGCACAAATGAGGCCACATAAGCTTCATTTTTTTTGTTGGAATGCCTGTATATGTGACATCTATACCCAATGGATGCCGCTATTGCTTGGACAACATCCATATTCTGGATATGCCTTGAGCAATATGAAAACTCTTTTCTAGTCGAATCACCGTCCCAAAACTTTAACTCTTCGAATACTAGTGTCCGTAGCTCTCTTGTTAATATAAGAAAATTAAATGTTAGTTTTTTTTCATGCAGATACATGTTGTCTTTTATTTTTGTTATATCAACAACGACTCGCCACCTCTTACCATTGCCCACGCTATAGTCATAAGGTAAACCTTCTAATATGGAGATAAGCCTTTTTATTTTTCGTTCTTTTATAAATTCGAAAGATACTTTGGTTGACGATTTATTGTTAATTATGTGTCCGTCTGCTTGAATAGCTATTAGAAGTTTTAGTAGTGATGGATTTTCTTCCACCGTCCCTTCGAGCAATCCTCCATGAATTATGTGAGAATCCTTGGGAAAGTTTTTCGCTTCTGTGACTAGCTCTTTTAGAGTCTTTCTATTTCTATGCAGTACCCTATGGGTATCTGTCATCCTCATGTCAAAATGCTCATTTTTTACAGTAATCATACTTTGTATTTTTTTAGAGGATATGAACTTATTAGAGGGAACTTCCCATGTTAATTTGCCATTATTATATACACAAATTTCTTGCCCAGCATAATTATCCCCATTTACCCACCCATTTTTTGTTAATACTTCAGTATCCATACTAAGGCAGTTTGGGTCTATATAAGAGAATCTTCCTGTAGAAGTTCCCGCTTGCTTCATATTTGGATGGATAACGCCTTCAGTATCTGAGTAATATAAAAATGATTTGAAATAAGTATTTGCACGCTTTGAAGCATCTCTATATTCCCTAACTACTTTAGAGATCGGATGCGATACGCTGGATAGAAATGAATCGGTGACTGCGTCTTCACCCGTGTCGGTTTTTCCTGGTTTAAAACCAAGCTCTTCGAATATGGGCCCAAGGAATTTTCCTGAATCTGTAAGTTCTTTTCCTGTAATATTTGTGAACTCTTCCTGCGCTTTATGAATACGCTTGGCCTCGAACTCGATGGCTTCATTGCAATAATCCTCATCTATTTTAATGCCCACTCTCTCAATTTCAAGACAAGCGTGAGTAAGATTTTTCTCCATCACATAAACATCAAAGACTGATTTTTGTCCAGTGCGAGCTTCTGCCTTTAAAGCCTGCAACTGTCCAATTTGCTTCATCCCTAATCGGTAGCAAAGTCTTGTATCAAGACAACCGTAGGAAGAGATGAGTTCAAAAGGCACCTTTTCAAAGTGGTATGATTTGTAAACTGTATCTTTTCCTGGAATTTTTATAGAAGTAAAGGCCTTATGTTCTTTAAGCCATTCCATCACACGGTCATCTTTAGATTCCCCAAGTTCTCGCTTAGATTGATTATCTAGGGAATATGATAAGTGATCAGATCTTAGAAGTCGCCCAGCAACTTCTGTGCAATGAATATCTGCTCTATCAAACCTAATGCCTTCTTTCCATAGAAAGGCCATATCAAATTTAGCGTTTTGTATGAAAATAGTTTTTAAATAAAAAAGCGGCTGTAGCTCACAAATGTCAGTGAATTTAAGAACTGCTTCACCCGTGGTATATTCTTGGAAATTAAAATAATAATCCTCAGTAGAATTAGAGAATTGAATGGAAAATAGTCTATCATTTTTCCATGGCTGAAGGCCTGTAGTTTCAGTATCAACTGCTAAAAAATCTTCTTTTAAAAGCTCTTCAATGCAAGCATCAAAGTTCTCAGGCGTTACTATCTTCATTTAGACATTTTCCTGCGCTTTTTCATGTAATCCTCAAATACGACACGAGTAAATGCCGATAAGGTATACTCCTTATCGGTCGCCATTTGCTCAATCTCAGTCTTTAGTTTCTGAGGGAGGTACACATAAAATGGTGTACTCCCAGCCTTCATGACTTTCGCCATAGTTCTCCTTAAAATCGTGAATCATCAATAGGTGTCGAAACAGCTTCTGTCTCTTCATCTGAATCATCCACTACGATACTTCTTGAATTGTCATTTAGGATCTTAGACCAGCGCTCAATCTTTGAGTAATACTTCTCAGGAGTCTTTGTCATGCGGCTACCCTCAAGCTTCGGCTTTACTTCAAAACAATAAAAAATTCCTTTATCATTTTGTTTCTTAAAGCAAGAAAGCTCCATCATATATTGGTAGTAGGGAACTTGGACCTCACTTGCCTCTAGTGAGGCGAAGTGGGTCATAACTTTTTGTCCAGCTTTATAAGAAGTGCGAGAGAATGAAATTGCAGAGGGAAGAGCTACCGGATCTTGCACGTCATCTTCTGTAAAACCAAAAACATCAAGAACTAGATCATGCGACCATTCTGCCATCTGACTTGGATTTCCCTGGGCAGGAAGCTGCTCAGTTAGCGGACGTCTGGCATTAGCGCCTGTGAAAGCTTCAACACCTCTAAAAGCACGCTTGTTTCCTACTTTCTCAAAATTCTTCCAATATTTCTTAATTGTAATAGGTATAAATGTTAGAGGCTTTTCAGATCCTCCAACAACAACGCCTGTTAGGGAATTTGTCATATCTCCCATCTTAGCTTTATTATCTGCCACACTCTGAGAAAGGCCTTGGGCTAACATAATCTTTGGCACAACAATATCTGAGCTATCTACTACAGATTGTCTGGGCTGCATAACTGCGATTGCTTGGGGAGCTGATTTTTTAACTACTTCTTTTGTGACGTCTTGTTTCATATATTCATCCTTTGTGGGTATTGGTTCATGCTTTTCTAACTGATAAAATTTCTTTAGATGTTGGAAGTGCGAGTCCTGGGACCACAGCATAGGGCTCGCCCCTAGCTTTTGCAGCTTTATCTTCTTGAGTGTACCAGGAATTAAGTGCCCTAGAATCCACCGTGATGAGTGCCTCGTAATGTCCGATTTCTTTAAGATATTCGAAAAATTCTTCACGGTCATCACCCTTTGGAACTGTAATTGATTTCTTTTCAACGCATGTAAATTTAAATTCACCGTCTTGGAAAGACTTAAGTCCTTTTGGATGTCCATCCCTAGGTTTTTTTAATTCCCCTAACAATTTTACTTCAAGCTCTTCACACGCAGCATTCGCATCCTGATATATTTTTTTTAACTCATCCACTTTATCACGTGAATTTTTTATTTCTTTACACAAAGTCATTAATTCATCAATTGTCATATCCATTAGTTTAAATTCCCCGCATAACTAGCGCGTCTTGGTTTTATGTCCTTACAAATTCCATCAATTAAAACTTCTAAAACTTTAGCCACATCAAGTGATGTTAAAACTTCGTTACTATCAATTAAGAGCTCAACACTCTTGCCATCATCAGCAATACCACTAACACAACGTATATTCTTACCGTCCACTTGAAATAATCGTTCCTTGATTGACGGTTCACGGCTCATAGTTCCTTAGCGATATTTCTTAATAATTTATCGCCTACTTGCATTTTGCTGGCAAGAGATTCCAGAACTTTTTCATCTATGGTATTCTGCGCCACAATATCTATTCGAGTTATACAAGGGTGTATCTCGCTGCCGCCTCTGTAGTTTCTTGCTTCACTCTGGATATCGTGCTCCAGATTAAAATTCCTTGAATAGTAAATAGCATAGGAGGCCTGGACTAAATTGATCCCAATCCCCGCAGCACCTTGATTTCCCAAGAAGACCATAGTGGTGGAATCATTGCAGAATTTGTCAATTGCTTCTTGTTTTTCTTTTTGGCTGATTTCACCGTGGACCTCGACATAGGAAATCTTCATCTTTTCTAGAACAGTTTTTATCTGAACATAATTTTCTTTCCAACATGCCCAAATAATCGTCTTATGCTTTCCTTCTATTACCAAGTCTTCTAAAAGATCCTCAAGAGCCTTTGCCCTGGGATCTTCCTTCATGTGAACATTTGTGCCATCCTCCAAAGTGATAAATCCACTAGCTATCTGCTGAAGCCGTAGGCCTTTAGTTACAGCTAACTGCGCCGTACAAGCCTTCTCCCCTAGGAAAGTAACGAAGGAATGCTTCATCTGCTCATAATGCTTTCGTTGATCTTTTCCAAGCTCCACATATATAGTTTTTCTAACCATATTTGGTAAGTCCAAACATTCAGATTTTTTAACGTGCGTTGAAATTTTCCCTATTTTTTCCGATATTTCATTAAGTGCTCCTGGCCGAATTACCCATTCAGGCCATGTCACATGTGACGGTGCATTCGCATTTTTATTTATAAAGTAAGTGTTTCTAAATGCAAAAAAATTATCCCCCACAGGGGCGAAAGTTTTTCCTCCATCTAAGAACTGAAATTGGGAGAATAAGTCTAGAGGACTTTGAAGAATTGGAGTGCCTGTTAAAATATATTTATGGAGCACTTTATTAGCTAATTTAATGGCGTACTTTGCTCGCTTAGAAGTATGGCTTTTTATGCGATGAGATTCATCTGCAATAATAATATCAAAGCCATACCAATTGAAAGCTTCAAAAAGATTTGGCATAAGTAATGACTCATAATTCGCAACAAATATTTTGCGTCGTCGCTCTTCTCCGGACTCATTAAGTAGAAGTTCATATCTCTCCTGACCAGAACCTTTTAACAAGATAACATCGTCAGGATCAATCTTTGAATACTTAGAAATCTCAGCTCGCCAATTTGGCATCACAACTTGTGGACAAAGAACAAGGGTTCTTAACAATTTACCCGCTTTTGCGCACTTATATCTTAAAATCTCTATCATTGTCCTAGTCTTGCCAACACCTGCGTCATGCAAAAGGCCAAATGATGGTAAATCTTTTGCCAGAGCTATGGTCTTTTTCTGATGCTCCCATAGCTCTGGCAAAGTAGACATTATTTATTCATCTTTTCTTCTGACTTCGCAGCAGGGGATTCGTCAGCATCTGTGTCTTGCTTGATCTCCAACTCCTTACCCTCTGGAAGTGGTTTGTAAATTACTGGTGGTGGTTTGCTTAAATCTTCTTGTCCCATTTTATTTTACTCCTTTTATTGGTTTAATTCCTGAAATCACACCTTTTGTTTTTTTCTCTATTCGCTCTGGAAGCTTCGCATCTCCAGTTGCTTTGTTCCACTCATCAAATGTAGATTGTGACATCTTTCCAGACTTCACAAGCTCAGCAAATTTTGCACGTTGCGCATTTGACTTGAAGGGCATTATTTACGCATCTTCTTTAAAGTCTTGGCAAGCTCTGCCTGCTTGGCTTCTTTGCCGCCACCTGCGATTGCTTTTGATAATTTATCTTGTGGGATATTCTTCCCTTCAGGAACGCCTAGTTCTTTATGTAGGGCTCCCGGATTCTTTACCGCTCCCGCAATCCAATTCTTTTTCGCCATCTGAAACCTCCGTGTTCGGTGTTATTTTTCCATCCTTCATAAATTCTTCATAAGATACTTTATTCATAGATTCAATCCGAAGTGTGCTCATGACAAGCAAAAAATAAGCTTCATAAGAACCAGCCAAAAGTCTTACAATATTGCTATTTAAAGGAACTTTTTGGTGAAATGTCCCATCTTTTGATAAAAACTCAACCATAGGATTATCTGTGATAAGCCTTGGAATGCTAACTTTAACATAGATCTTTTTAGGCTTAGATAGTCGCTTACTTTTAGCACTCATGGATAGTACTGCTTTCTAAGTTGCTGGCGCTCGTTGTATTCTCTTTTTAGAATCTTTAGCTCAGGTTCTACTTTTGAAATCTTGGCAAAAAATACGGTGCAAACCGGATACCGTCCGCTAAATGAAATATAGCTTCTACCCTCAGATAGGTGTTCTTTGAGAAGAATGGTCATCTCTGGAGTCCAATGTTTTACGAGCTTTCGTGATTTGTTCCGCATAGATTAAGTCTAATAAGAACTTTATCTCATCTTCAACAAAAATCATATTTGAAGCGTCCGCGTAAAACCCAAGATTCAAACGTTCTCGTATATCTAACAATTGTGAGCTAATCCACGGTTCACGGTTCATTGCCTTCCACCCTTCCATATCCAACTATGACAATCCCTACACCAATCTTTTCTAAGAAGCCTATTAATATCTTTATGCTTACAAGCTTCTCGCTTAATCCAAGCAGAGCCCCCTGTGATCTCAAGCTGTGTTCTAAACTTATCGTTCTCTACACGAAGTATATCATTCTCTTTCTTTAAAGCCGTGATGATATCAACCAAAAGCTTAAACTGCCACCTAGCCCCGCTTAGGAAAGTAATGCGAATATGCGGCATGCACTTGCCAGCGGCGGCGGTCGCAAGTTCCTCGTCAAACGTAAGCGGTTCATGGTTCATGGAAATTTATCCTCAAGTTTTAGGGCCCATCTAACAATAGCCTGGACTCGCCCTGTGAACTCTTTGGTATACGCAAGCTCACTCATGGCAAGCATCCCAATTTTATTAAGCGCTGCTTTGTACTCAGCGGCCTCAAGACTATGGATACCGGCTGCAATACTATTTCGTTCAAACTTCTCAGTCATTTCTTTAAGCTCAGCCTTTAGCTCTGCAATCTCATCATCTCTCTTATGATACCCTGTAAGGTACGCCGTAGTTGTGTCAGTTAGGGCACTTTTCATTACTTTCATTTCTCCCCCATGCCAAACCAATTAAGCACAATACAAACCCCAAGCACCAAAAACAGCATCACACTCGTCCAAAAGCCTGTGATGTATTCTTGGGGTTGATGCTCGGGGGAGGTCATTTAGATTTTACCTCAAGCTCAATGTGTCCGGATTTGTAGTTACAGTCTAGAGTGCCGGTTTTCTCAATGCAGAGCTTCGTTCGCTCGGCATCTTGGTGGCAGGACATCAAACCACCGCAGCCTACAAAGAAAATAATCATACACGCGATTACCGGAATAAAATTAAACTCTAGCATCTTCATTCTCCTTTGTTGTTTCGTTGGTCTTTGGGTCTTGGCTCGGGGTTCAAATCCGACTCTTCTTGCGGCGTGATGCATTTGTCACAATAGTCGTAATCATACATAGGTCCATTTATACGGGCTCCGTGCTTCAACATTCTTCTTGGCTCTCGCCATGTTTCACGGCATCGTCTACAGCCAGTAAGAACATTTTCATCAACAAGTTCAATCGTTGTGTCGAATGGATAAAGATAGCCCTTCATCCCTTGACCTGCCCTCTGCGGTTCCATCCGAACCGAGCGCCACGGATATAAGCTGAATCTATGGCCACGCCGAGCTTCATTTGCTCGATTGCTTCGTTTAAAACTTCTGCCTCAGGAAACTCCGGCTCCGTCTTTTCTTCCCGCTTGGAAGGATGGGAGAGGGCCGCGCATCTATGGCATTTCAAATTAGGATAAAGCTCTTTCACGTCTTCAAAACTTGTCCGACAAATACATGGATATTTCTCCAAAGCTTCCCGCAAGACTTTGATTTCTTCTCGTAAACGATATTTCTCGGCAATAAGATCCGTAGAGCTTTTCCCACTTTCATCTTTTCTTGGCCCGTTGTCATGGGGGTTCATTGATAACTCCAATATGAAATAAGTACTGCTACGATAAACAAGAAAATAAAAATAAAATCTGGCTCAAGATGATCATTAGGGATACCGAACCTATAACCAAATAATGTCCAAAGGACTGGAGGCAATATATACTTAATTCCCTGCCATATATCTAGACCGACTGTAGTCCATTCTTGTTGATGCTGATTCATATTACCCCGCTCCCAGATTGATTTTGATTTCGCCATTGGGCGAGTTGATTGAGTGCTTCTTCAGAATGAGCAGCATCACCACCGTGCTTCATACAGCATTCCATATCTTCGCCGTGGCTTAGACAGCAAGAGTTCTCAGATATATCCATCAAAGCCGCTTCCAAAACCTCTATCATTTTGATGGCTGAGGTGAGTTGGGCTTGAAGAGATTTATTTTGCTGTGCCATTCTTACAGCCGCTGCCATTGTTTGCTGATGCTCAGATACCTCTTCTTCAATCTCCGCCTGCGCTTTGGCCAGGGCATTTTGGTCTTGCTCGAATTGCCAACGGGCTCCAGAAACAAAGACGCTTGTTGAATATGATCCGCGAGGAAATATCTTTCCAAATTCAATAGATGCTAATTCTGGATCAAAGAGCTTCGGTGCTTGGCTCATTTAGACATCCCGAATGGTCGATAAGGAATATGTCTGACTTTGCCATCAACTATTTCATATTCACCTTGTCCAAATACGACCTGGGCTCTAAAAATCTTATCTATCTCGCCCTTACTATCAGTCATTATTTGCTCAACCATCCTCTCGAGTTTTTTAATCTTTCGATAGTTCCAAATAAAATAAGGCCAATTGTACCACTGCCTAGGCTTTAATTTCATTTCACAGGCCATCTTGTTGCTACGATAAAGATCTTTGCATAGTCAGAATAGCGTACCTGATCAGACTGGTTTCCCCCGCAACAATTAACGGACAGCGCTCCAGCAGTATTGCAAATACTTACATGATGCCCACCACTGGCCCATCTAAAAACAACAATGGCCCCTGGCTTTAATTCACAGGGTGTTCCATAGTCTGCATAAGAAATTGCAGCAGCACTCTTTGTAGACTTGTAGCCAGACTCTTCAAGCACCCGACACACAAAAGCTGCACACCATGGAACCTCATCATGCGTAGCTGGGTAAGTCGTGTGTTTGAAGCAATCTAGGATAAATTGATTATCTTTATTGCCTGGAACTTCTGCTTCCCCTAAATAACTAAGAGCCTTAGCTAGCCATGGGGTATTATCAGATGGTACACTTGGAGGGACTGGCCTAATAGGCACAGGTGGTGCAAGTGGTTTAGGTGTTGTATTTTGATTAAACCAATATTTAATTTGCGCCCATAAGTTTTTAAGCCAGATAATCATTTGCATTCTCCAATTAATTCCAAAAGTTTATTTGCGAATTTCACATAGGCGTTTTGTTTAGCAGCATAAGCAGAAGCATAAGCAGCATAAGAAGCAGCATCAGCAGAAGCAGCATCAGCAGAAGCAGCATCAGCATAAGCAGCAGAAGCAGCAGCATAAGCAGCAGCAGCAGAAGCAGAAGCAGCATAAGCAGCATAAGCAGCAGCACGCGCCTCTCTTAATTTCGTCAGATCTAAAACTTCTTTGCGAAGCTCAATCAATACGCCTTCGCAAGCTTGTTTTGATCTATCTGATCTTGCAGATTCCTTTGCGGACTCAACAATTGCAATCAACATCGGACGAAAACATTGTTGAAGGTCCACACCAGGCTTAATTGCCTGAAGAAATTCAAGCGGCCAAGTCATAGCTCTTTCATTGGGAAGTCCTTCAAAGATTCGATCTTCAAGTCTTGCCATCCATTGAGGGATACCAAGCTCTGTTTCGTAGGCCGCATGATTTCCTGAATGAACCGTGCAACCGACCGCGCAGCCTTTTCCATTTTCCCAATACTGACCTTTGACGATTTCATCAACTTTAGCGTGAGCTTCAAGCCTTGCTACATATTTCTTTTTTATAGCTTCATCACTATGATATGCCTTCATTTCAATATCTCCCTAAAGGTTGTGCTTCATATTTCCTCATCCAATATTTCCACCAGTCATACCACCAGTGACGACCGAGATTTACCCACTCGGCGTATGCTGATTCATAAGTCCACTTTTGTACCTTCATGCGGTATACAGCACAAACATAACCAGTGCGATCTACTCCTGTGAGGCAGTGTAGGTAAGTTTTTTTATTTGTGGGAGGCTCACCCATAATTAACCATAGAGCGTAAGTTACTTGATCTTTTTCGGGCGCAAATAAATCATTCATAGGGATATAAAAAGATTCAAGTCCATAGTCTGCTGGATGTTGCTCCTCGGTCTCCAGCGTGTCTTGATGAAATACTTCATACACTCCACTTTCCAAAGAAATGATTCTCTGAAATCCAAGTGCTTGAAGATCCTTCAAGTCCTTCGGCCTTGGTCCTCGCCATAAGTTATTTGCTACATAGATCATTTGCCTTCCAATACTCGAAGATCATTCGCTGCATCTGAAACTGCATGCCAGTCTCCTGATTCAAGTTTCATTTTAATATAATTAACTAATGCACTCTTTTTATCTAAAACAGCCTCTATAGGCCCCTCTTTTGAAAAATAAGGCCTTTCATCTGCATAACAAAGCAATTTAGGCGGGCGGCCTATATAGTTAATAATAGTTGTCTTTTCCATATCACAAGCAGTGAGTGTCCCATCCTTGGCCTCATATATCGCAAAAAATCTCATCCCCAGTCCTCCACGACTTCTCCTGTTGTCCAGTTCTTAATTCGTCCTACAATCTCAAGCTCAATATTAGCAGAACACCATCCCGAATCTATCCAATGAACGTGAGCTTGCCAAATATCCATCTCCATAATCTCATTGCAAATAGGGCAGTAGATTATCTTAGAGAGATATGTGGTTCTGACATTATTCACTTAGCACCTAAGATCAATATCCACACAAAAAGAAATAAAAATATCCAAGCAATCGGTAAATATAACCAGTATGTCACGGCCGTGGCTCCTCTTCGTGTTGTAAATCAGTGGACCCACATCTCTCACAAGCGTCACACCATTTATGGTTCATCCAATATTTGCATGTCTCACAATAAGTCCATAGGGAGCTCACTTATGCATAACCTTGTCTAAAAGTTTATTCATCAATTCTTCTGCAGCCTCAGCTCTTGATTCTGCTTTGTTTAATCGATGTTGTGTATTTTGCAAGTGGTCTGTAAGAGTAGAATATTTTTTCTTTAAAAGCATAAGCTCTTCTTCAATAACCGAATAAGCTTGTCTAGTCTCGCCTTGATCATGTGGCCTTGGTGGAGTCGCTACTTGCATCCCTAGGCTGTATTCTTTCTCATTCATTTTTTCATCTCCATAGATTTTATTATCGTTATTGTCTACTTCTTCTAGCATACCAAAAAAGTTATCTGTTGCAAAAATAGATGGTCCTATAAAATAACTAATCTTTTCCATACATCACAAATAATTGCTCAGATGGCAATTTGCAAGCATAAATGATTCACGGCTCATGGTTCCAAGGTCGAGTCTTGTCCCTACGGGTAGTTAGAGTCCTGCGACATGAAAAATATTCTTGAGATTATTGACAAGGCTTTGGATTTTCTTCAGGGTTTATGGTTCAGGGGTATCACAAATCCAAACATGAGGGGAATAGTTTTGAGCGAAATCAAAGAATTTCTATTATCTAAAGGCATCTCTGAAAGTGATCTAGTGCTTGATGGCACTATGAAAAATATCAAAACAGATAAGTTCAAGGGCTGGTACATAGGGGAAAGTGTGGGGCCAAATCAGCGGCGAGTGACATTCGGTGATTGGAAGACAAAAGACAAACGCACTCTCACTGAGGGCTTAGACATGAGTGACCCTAAAGTGCGTGCGGAGATTGAGCTTGCAAACTCCGCATATCTTGCGGAGAAACTGGCGCTTCAGGAAGAGAAGAAGCTTAGCGTTGTGGCGGATCTTAATAAAATACTTGCGCAAAAATGGGGGAGACCTAGTAAATATCTTAAAAACAAGGGCATAACTCAAACGCATGGAGCAATTCTGTCACGTTCACTTACCATAGGTACAGATCTGATTATCCCTATGCACGATGAGCAAGGTGTCGTGTGGAACTACCAGCGAATTCAAGATGATGGTTTTAAATCGTTTGTGCCAGGAGCTCGGGTTGACGGTTTATGGTTCATGCTTCAGCCCTCAGCTAGTGGACATCCAGACTCTATCTATATATGTGAAGGGTTCGCAACTGCTTGCTCAGTAGCTATGGCTCTAAATGATAACTATTCTCATTGGGCTGTAGTTTGTGCTTTTTCTGCAACTAATCTTAAAGCCACGGCTTTGGCCTTGAGGGGAAGTCATCCCGACTCTAAGATTATTCTCGTAGCTGATAATGACGCTCATGTTCCAGGCAATCCGGGTGTACGTCTAGCTAATGAAGCAGCGGCCATGGTTCAGGGCTTCATCGTTATCCCTACTTTTGACCAAGAAACTACACCTAAGGACACCCCATGAAAAAGCAAACTGATGCCAACGATCTGATGCAACAACCCGAAGGTCTTGAAAAGCTAAAGGCCTTCATTCAAAATCCCCTACTACCACAAGTCACCCCACCCACCAATGAACCACTAGCTCACTATGTTAATGGCATAAAGCCCATGAACATCAAATACAACAAACAGGGAAACCCCATCCTTCCGCCTGAGTTTGAAATAGCAAACGAACTCGTGAAATACTACGACGGAATCTTGTGCCAAAGTGAGGGAAGCTTATTCTTATACAAAGACAACTACTGGCAAGAGATGGATGACTTTGCCATAGGGAACATCATCACTCAAATCCACACTCTCTGTGGCTTCAAAGCAACACAAGCAAAAGCTGAATCTGTGCTTAAGCTCTTTCGCAAATCAACCATGATCCCTAAATCGCCAAGCTCGCTCTTCATTCTTAACCCCTACTTAGTGAACTTTCTCAACGGCACGTTACATATCTTTAAGGAGCATGGTTCATGGCTCATGAAGTTTAAACCGCACAACAGGGGAGATTATTGCACAAGTATGATCCCAATCGAATACGATACAACCAGGTCAATTAGGAATCCTGAATTTGAAGCCATGCTTGATCGAATCTTCGATAAGGCTGATGACAAAGCCGAGAAGATCAAAGCTTTAAGGCAAATGTACGGCGGCTGCTTGGCACCGATTTTCCCTCACTTGTTCATGATTCATGGCCCAGGAGGCACAGGGAAAACTTCTCTCATCATGGGGGCTGCCAAACTGGTTCATAAAAACAATATGTCTAGTGTGGATCCATCAGAGTTCAAAGGCTTCTTGATGGAATCCATGGCAGGGAAACTTGTAAATATAGTTACGGAAGTGAACCTACGTGAACCGATTGATGATGCCCATATCAAGAAGATTGAAGACAGATATCCAATTCGTATTGATAGGAAATTTAAGACTGCCATCATGGCTCCCCTGCCAGCGGTTCATGTCTTCGGAGGAAACGATATCCCCGCCACATACGAGAAGGGATCTGGGGCGCATACAAGACGGTGGACCTTTATTGAAGTATCAGGGTTCACGGCTCAGGGGAGCTATTCTAAAGACTTCGCTAATGAGGTATTTCAAACCTGCCCTGTTGGAGTTCTTAACTTCGCACTTGATGGGCTATCCGAAGTATTAGGGGAAAATGGTCACTATTTTACCCCATTATCGGGCAGAGAAAAGATGAAAAAATGGCAGATGGAACATGACAGCATCGCTTTATTTGTAGATGAGATCGAACAGGGTGAAGTTGTAGAATTAAAAATGGACGATAAATCAAAATTAGAGCGTAGCGCGCTGTGGCGTGTGTATGTTTTGTGGCATCGTGACACATACAGTCGGATGCCCAGAATGGGGAAGATTAAGTTTTATGAGGCGATTTCGGGGAAAAGCTTGGCAGGGCAAAGTTTGCTTCCTGCCAAAATCGAAGGTGTCTACTATTTTAAGGGGCTTAGCGTCACGGGAAAGTTGAGGCCGATGCAGGGGCAAATTATGGTACCTGAAGATACTTAACCCCGTGTTTTTAGGGGATTGGGGTAAAGTTTAAATGGAAAATGGTTCATGATTCCAGGACCTTGTTTCTATCCGGGGCAATTGGGGCAAAGTTTATATATAATTAATACATAAGAAGTAATATATATAGCAAATACCCTATTTTCATTTTACATAAATAGCTTAGTCAAAATATTTTGCCCCAAATTCCCCGTGAGGTGCGTCATGAGTGAGCGTCGCGTTATTTCTGTTCTGAATGTTTCAGACGATAGTTCCCCAAAGTTTGTGTATATTCTGACGGACGGTTCTCGGCAAAAATTAATGCCCGAAGGCGACGATGGATTACTGCGCTTTTTTAAAGACACCAAACCTTTTAGGGCCCCCTTAAACGTGTGGCTTTGTGGAGATCCAGATCTAGCCCTTTATAGATTTCCCACATGGGAAGAGTATGCACAATATAAAGAGCTAGCTTCTGAATAGTCCTACTATCTCATTGTATGAGCACTCCCACTAGAAGCACTCAACGTCGGTGCGTATGAAGTAGCCTTCAAGCGTGTAGATTGGCTGAGACCTGCAAACATGGCTTACCCTATCGTTTTGGTTAGGCATGCCTAGGATCGGGCTGTCAGCGCTTTCCAGGCCCTTCAAAGCCCCACCTCTCAAGGTCTCTTGCAGTGCAATTGGCATCTCGAAGCCCTTTTTAGGTGCTGAAGAGCAGGCCGAAAGGGAAGCGGCTAACATGATAAGTGTAAAAATGATCAGTATTGGTTGTTTCATAAAAACCTCACTTTTTGGTTAAAATTCAGTCAATTCCTTTAAAAACTGCTAAAAATACCTTATTTTTGATCAAAATAGCTCAATCTTAGCTCTTTTTCCTTAACCGCAAAGTCCCCTTCGTTCTGCTTTGCTGGAAGCCATCGCTCTTTTTCATAAGACTCCACCTGCTCTTTTCTGGTGCCAAGCCGATGAACGGGGACACCTTCGGACAGCGCCTGCCAAAGTAGCGCATTGTGCTCCCCTCGTATTCCAAACAATGCCCCTTGATAGAAGGCTCCATAGAGCATAGCTAAAAGTATCAAAACAAGACTTGCACGTTTTAAATGTTTCAAGATAACCTCCAAGTGTATGGGTGATGTAAAAAAACCAGAGCCGGGTATTTGGGATCTCGTTGGACAAAAAGGTCAGGATCTCTTAAACACATTCCTGCCTCCAGGATCTCCCCTTAAGACCAATAATCCTTCACAAGACCATGGACTGCCTCCAAGCCCATCCAATGTAGATGGACAAAAAGTACGAAAAGTCCTAAAGTTCGACGAGTAGTACCAACACTCCAAATCGTTTTGAAGTATTCAGCTTTTTCATCCGGGTCAAAATGCTTCTGCAATTCAATATAAGTCCCGTCATGTAGTATTTGAATAAACCCGTTGTCCTCTAGTGCCTTCGCGAGTTCTTCCGCAGTCACGCCACGGTCTTTAAGTTCCGTCTTATGAATATGTTTGAAATACAATCTTGAGAGTTTATATTTGTGAACTTCCATTAGGTCCCCTCAATGTAGGCTTGTAAAATTTTCCTCATGCTAAGAGCTAGGCCCCAATAACCTTGGGCTTCGAGCCGAATTATTGCGTGGTGCATATTCAAAATGTTTTGATCAAGTTTCATATTAGTTCCCTTCCAAAGTTATAGTTTGACCACGCTTGAAGCTCTGAATTGCAACGCTCGGGTGAAAGTAGATTATTTTCCCTGTACGTTTGCACTGCAGCTCCAGTATGTTTTTCAGTGGCTCTGTCGAAATGACCCAATATTGATTAGACATATGAACCCTCCACACACTTCAAAATTGATCGTATTGAATGCAGATCAATTGTGAAGACCACAACCATTCCAGAATGATCTGTTGTGCAAGTTTCCTGAATTGCCTCAATTCGTTTGCGCAGCTCTGCTTTAAAAAGCTTGTCTAAGGTTTTTTTAGTTGAGTTGAGGCTTGTGACTGGTGTAGTGATTTTGCAAGCGAACCCATAATTAGGCACGAATACCCTCCAACACGCTCTGCGCTCCCACAGCGGATGCTTAGGATCTGGATTGTGTGTGCCTGAATATTCAATTGTACACTTACTTATGATTAGATTAAGGACGCTTTCCTGAATATACATTTTGAATCTCCTTAGAGAAGTCGATGAGTGATTTCATCGAACAATTAACTTATCGGTAACAGAATATAAAACTTAATAGCATTTTGCAAGTATTTTATAAATAGATTCTCATGTTGAGAAAATAGTCAAACCAATTCCAAAATGATACATTGCACGTTGACCAAGGTCCATGAGCCGCAAGTCAAAAATCCCATGCTGCTGAGCAGCACCCCTAAGCGCCTGAGCCGTGAACCATTCCCCACAAACCAAAATCCACGAATCAAACCGCACTAATATATAGACAAGGTTTTTGGACCGTTGGTTTTTATTGATGGGTCATGATCGACGGCTCGAAATGAACTCTCATTTAACGGGGGGTATGGGCCATGGTTCATTAACTGTTAATGTGACCACGACCTTTAAATTTTAAAAAAATTTTGAATTTTTTAACCTTTATGCTTACCATGTTTTGATGAACCGCAGACCAAGGATGGTAAACGGTAAACGGCAGCCCAAGGTCGATGGTTACGTTACTGTTCAAAAGAATGGCCGCGTCTACAAAGAGCATCGTCTAGTGTGGATGGAAACTCACGGTGAGATTCCCCCTACCTATCAGGTTCATCATATAAATGGCATAAGAAGTGATAACCGGCTAGAGAACTTGGAGTGTCTTTCTCCTGAGGAGCATAAGCGTAGGCACTCAGGTTGTTTCGTTGCTGAAAACGGTATTGAGCAAAAGCCTTGTAGGAGTTGTAAGCAGACCAAGCCCCTAGACGTTGAGAACTGGCGAAGGGTGAAGGGATATTGGGACTTTCGGTGTCGGCAGTGCCATGCAAAGTCAGCCCGCGATAAGTATCACGAAAAAAAGTCCAGTCTTAGAGCCCCAATCTCCCCTATTCCATTGACAGTGAACCATGAGCCGCGAAATCCTAAGCTATGGAAAAAGATATTTCCCCAATGGCTATGGAATTTGATGAAGAGTCTGGTAAACGCACTCAAATTGAATTATTGACACCCGCCCTAAAACGCAGGGCTCATGCAATACCAGAGGAACTCTGGGCAGTTCCTACCAAAGAACTAGAAAAGCAGGTAGATCCAACGCTGCTTGAGCATTTACTTAGGAAGAAATTTTGGACCATGTATCAGCATGCCGTGAACCATGGGCATGAAGTCATTCACGTTATGACTTTGGTCGATGGCTTATGTTCTAGGCAATATTTTTACAAAGAGGTTGTTGAGAAGCCGGACATGTTTTGTTGGTTTCTCACCCCTCCCCCTAATTATGATTTGTTGGCTGCAGAGTCTCTGGAGTTTGGTCTTCGAAGATTGAGGGAAGAGATATTGAAGGCGCCAATGTTTGATAAAAAAGGTGTTTATCAGTCAGGGGTTGCGAACCAGATATTTCAGGTGGTGAAGTTCTTAGATGCCAGGGTTCATGGCTCCCCTCTTCAGAGGATTGAGCAAAAGAATTTGCATGCGCATGTTCACCATAATGAGCTTGGAAGTAAGGATCTGATAAAAGAGCTAGACGATATCAGAGCAAGACTAGAGATGAGCCAGGCTCCGCAGCTAACTCATAAGGTTCCAGATGAGACCGAGTAAGAAGAAAGAGGCGGTACTTAAAGTACCAGCAGAAACAAAGCCTGCAGAAAAAGTGCAAGCTCCCCTAACTGAGGCTGAGATTTTTAGATTACAAAAGCGTCAGCTTGAGCTCATGAAGATGCAGCTTGAACTAGTTGAGGGCTTGCCTCACTTGTATGGCTTTAAATGGTACAAGTGGGCACGTGAATTTTTTGAAAGTACTAACCGGGAAAATTTCCTATGTGCCGCCAATCAAATTTCAAAATCTAGTACGCAAATTAGAAAAGCGATTCATTGGGCGACTGAGAAAAGTTTATGGCCAAAGCTTTGGCCAAGCCTGGGACCAGGCCAAGCACCCAACCAGTTTTGGTATTTCTACCCTACCATTGATGTTGCTCAAACTGAGTTTGAGACAAAATGGGAGCCGATCTTTATGCCGAAGGGTAAGTATAAAGACGATCCTATTTATGGATGGAACGCAGTGTATGATAAAGGTAACATCAAGAAGATTGAATTCAATAGTGGAGTGACAATCTATTTTAAGACCTATTCGCAGAAGGTAAAGGATCTCCAATCGGGAACGGTTTACGCAGTGCATTGTGACGAAGAATTGCCTGTAGAATTAGTGCCAGAGTTACAAGCGCGTCTTAATTCTAGCGATGGATATTTTCACATGGTTTTCACAGCTACATTAGGGCAGCTCTATTGGGAACAAACCATGGAACCTGCAAACAAAACGGATGAGCGCTATCCTAATGCATGGAAGAGAACAGTTTCCCTATATGACTGTTTAGAATATGAAGATGGTACACCTTCTCATTGGACACCAGAGAAGATTAAGCGAGTCATTGCCAAGTGCCCAACAGACTCAGATGTTCAACGAAGGGTATTTGGGCGATTTGTAAAATCTGAAGGATTAATGTTCCCCTCTTTTGATTATGATAGAAACACAGTGGACTATCATCCGCCGCCAAGCCATTGGCTTCACTTCTCAGGTGTAGATCCGGGAACCGGGGGCGAGAAAGCCCACCCCGCTGCTATTGTTTTCATAGCAGTAAGTCCAGATTTCAAGCATGCAAGAGTGTGGCGCGCATGGCGAGGGGACAAGATTTCAACAGCTTCACCTGATATTTACCAAAAATATAGAGAACTTCGTGGAAAGCTATCTATGATGGCTCAGAAATATGACTGGGCTTCTCGTGAATTTTTCTTACATGTGTCTGCCAAAGGAGAAGCCTTCTCCCCTGCGGACAAAGATCATGTGAGTGGGTACTCTCTTCTTAATACTTTGTTTAAGTCAGGGATGCTTAAGGTTATGCGGGGTGATCCAGAGACCGATAAGTTAATTGGTGAGATCAGAACGCTTGCCTCCACAGGCGACAAGCGTAGAGCCCAGGACGACCTCTGTGATGCCATGCGCTATGCATGCAATGCGGTGCCTTGGGACTTCTCAGACATTGAGGATAAAGATGCTCCACAAGAGACATTTCAAGAGATAAAAGGCCTGAAGGATAAAAGTCCTGCAGAGCAAAGGCGGGACTGGTTCATGGGCCATGAGGCGACTAAGGAAGAGTCCATACAAGATGAGCTTGACTTCTGGAACGAGCATCTTGAGTCTTAGATAGTGACAGATAATTTATCGCTCAAGGATCTTTTAAAACTCCTTGAAAAATGTAAACAAAATGGAGTTTCCGAGATTAAATTCGGAGCTTTAAGTGTAGTTTTTGGTGAGAAAACCACGTCTTTACCTCTAACTCCCTCATCACGCCAAACCAAGGCAAATGAGATTCAAACCCAAGAAGTTGAACAGGAAGCGCTTCAGATGGCATCGAAAGAGCTAGATGATGATGAACTTGAGACAATGAGTCTCGAGAATCCGCAGATGTTCGAACAACTTTTGATTGAAAAGGAATTAGAGCATGACGGATCAAGGCCAGGAGCCGAATCAGCACAGCATTAGTGAGTTGAATAAACTCTATAGTGAGGCTGATCAGGCGGACCAGGATATTTTTGCAGAACAAAGGTCAAATGTTCTCCTAATTGCGGGGGAACATTACACCAGAAGGAATGCAAAATATTGGAACCGGATTCGTGATTCAAAAGATTTGTCTAATGAGCAAAAAGTACGTCTTACAAAAAATCATTTACAGAAAATTGCGAAGACTTATGTAAACAACATTGTTTCGCAAGCCCCCTCAGTCAAAGTCGTCCCCCAAAATGAAAAAGAAATGCAGGATCAAAAATCAGCTCAACTGAATGATTCTGTATGGCAGTACGGGAGACATAAACAAAACCTTAAAATGAAGACAGCTCAGTTTGCTAAAGATTATGTAGATCTTGGCGAAGTTGCAGCAAAGCTTTTTTGGAATCCTACGGCAGGAAAATTCTTAGGTTATAAGGCGGAGATGGATGAGGGTGGAAATCCGGTCATGGATGAATCGGGCCAAATGGTGTCTTCAAAAACTCCGGCCTTTTCTGGTGATTTACAAGTCGAGCGACTTTTTGCTTTTAATTTACTTCGTGATCCTTCTGCTAAGTCTATGCTTGAGTCAAAATTTTTCATCATTAGAAAAATGGTAGCCCTCACTGAGCTAAAGGCCATGGTAGCAGGGGATGAAGATAAATTAAAAATGATTCAAGAACAGAAGGATGACACCTTCCTAGTTTTTGATGGAAATCATCAGAATTATCAGAAGTCCGAAGGCATGAGTATGCTTAAGGAATTTTATTTTAAGCCTTGTGTGGATTATCCACTTGGATACTATTACATTACCGTAGAGGGTGGAATTTTATTTGAAGGCGAGCTTCCATTTGGAATTTTCCCTATTATATATGAGGGCTTTGATGAAATCCAAACTTCCCCAAGACATCGATCAATTATTAAACAACTTAGACCATATCAGGCTGAGCTTAATCGAGCTGCGAGTAAGATTGCAGAACATCAAGTCACACTCGGAGATGATAAAATTCTCGTCCAAAGTGGAACCAAGGTCACTACCGGCGTACATCTTCCAGGAGTGCGCTCAATCCAATATTCAGGAATGGCGCCTACAATTCTGGCAGGTCGAGCGGGAGATCAATATCTTACTTACATGACATCTCAGATTGCGGAGATGTATCAGGTAGCAAATATTTCAGAAGATACAATCCTAAAAGGTGGCCCAGGTGCGGATCCTTTTGGACAGTTGTTTCAAAGTGTTCATGATAAAAAGAAATTTACTATTTACACAGATAAATTTGAGCAATTTTTATGCACGCTTTGCCGTACATATTTAGATTTGGCGCGTAATTATTTTTCTCAAGACATGCTAATCCCTATGATCGGACGCGCTGAAGTTGTTAATATTTCTGAATTTAAGAATACAACAGATCTTTCATATTCTATCAAAACTGAGCCGCTAACCGATGACATCACCACAATGATGGGTAGACAGCTCACTATAAATCACGCTCTTCAATATGTTGGCAGTCAGATGACTAAAGAAGATATTGGTAAGCTCATGAGGGCTATGCCTTTTGGTAATTTTGATGAGTCATTTTCCGATATGACTTTGAACTATGATTCAGCGACCAATATGATTTTAGCGCTTGACCGTGGCGGAACGCCACAGCCTAATAAATATGATGATTCAACGTACATGATTCAACGATTGGTAGCACGTCAGAGAATGTCAGATTTTGCAATGCTAAGCCCACAAATTCAGCAGAACTATCAGCAACTGACTTCACTGTATGAAGATCAAGAAACTCAGAAGCAACAACAGATTCTAGCAGCCCAAGCGGAGTTCATCCCTAGTGGTGGAGCAAGGATCAAAGTTGATTACTATGTACCAGATCCTACAAATCCAGATCGTCCGGTTCGAGCGACGCTTCCGGCAGAAAGTGTGGATTGGTTAATTAAAAGATTAGCGGACCAGGGTTCAAGTCAGCAACAAATGACGACCATGAACCAGGGAGCCGTTGGTGAAATAGCAGCTAAACTACAACAACAAGGACCGCCGCCGCAGGGACAGCCTCCGATGCCTGGTAATCAACTGCCGATGGCTCCGCAAGGACCACGGCCTATGATGCCTCAAGCTCCGAGTGTTCCGATTCCTAGAGCAAGTGTGCCCCCAATGCCTAACCAGGGAATGGTTGGCAGGAGAATGCCATGACGACAGAAAATTCGTCACAGGAATCATCTACCACATCGGGTAGTACGACTTCTAGTGACACAACATCAACACCCCAGAGCCAACCAAGCTCTTCTACACCGCAGACTCAATCTGCACCTGCAGCGTCCGCTTCTGGCAGTGCTGCTCCAGTTATTGGCTCTGATGGCCAACCTGCCCCCTATCAGCCGAATTATAAATTTAAGGCTTTTGGGAAAGAACATGAGATTGATGAGACCTTTAGGGGCTTGATCAAAGACAAAGATTCTGAGGAAAAAATCAGAAAATTTCATGAAAAAGCTTATGCGATGGAGAAATTTCAGGAAGATCGCAATAAATTTAAGTCTGAATTTGAGCAATTCAAGACAAAAGTAGATCCAGATCTTAGGGCCATGAACCATTTCAACAATCTTTTGAAAAATAAAGATTGGGACAATTTCTTTGGTGGTTTGAAGGTTCCAGAGGATGAGATTTTTAATTGGGTACAAAAAAGATTAGAGCTCCGTAATATGGATCCCGCACAACGGGCACAGATTGAGCAAGCAAGCCAAGCTCGCCAACAAAACTATTTTTACGAGCAACAAATGCAACAACAACAACAGAGCTATCAACAGCTTGCGGTCGAAACCAGATCCATGCAGCTTGATAGTCTGATGGCACGTCAAGAGGTCTCCTCACAAGCGGAGAAAATTGACCAAGCCTATGGAAAAATCGGTGCGTTCCGAGATCTCGTGATTGAAGAAGCTGCAAACCACTGGCACAGAACTGGACAAGATTTGCCTGCCGAAGCAGCAGTGCAAATGGCTATCCAAAAGTTTGGGCGGTTAGTGGGCGCAGGATCTAGCGTTGTAGTTCCTCAATCAGGATCACCTGCTCCAGCACAACAAGCTGGGCAGCCAACAGGAAACCAGGCCCCTATTATTCCCCACGTCGCAGGAAGTGGACGATCTCCTGTGAAGAAGGCGTTTAAGTCTTTAGATGATCTAAAGGCGCACGCGAAAACTTTAACCTAAACTTAAAAAGGAATTTTAAATGGGAACAAGTAGAGATTTTCAAAGCATGCTCAATGAGTATCTGCCAATTGAGTTGCTAAAAGCTGAAATGCAGAAGCGTGATTATTTGTTGCAAAATGCACAAATGGATGACGGTTGGAAGGGTGGATCATTGATCGTACCTTTTGAAGGCCAAAATGCGTCTTCAATCGAATTCGGTCAATTGGCTGATCAAACAGACGTATCTAAATATAAATACGTTCGTGGTCAGATCACAACCCAGCCTGAAGCATGGGGCACAATGCGATTTGAACACAGAGATTTGATGGAACATGACGGGAAAATTCCTGAAACTACGTTCCTTAAAATCTTGCCTGGTCAAATTGATGACTTCTTGACCTACATGAAAATGGCAGTAGCCGTTAACATGATGAACGCCTCTTGGTTTGCAACAGCTACTGTTGATGGAACCGCGCTTGGCGTTTTGGAAGTTGACCGTGTGGATCGTTTTGCTATCGACCAGAAATTCTTTTTGGATGATGACAACTCAGCTCCCCTAGCAGTTTATGTTATCGCGATTGATGTAAATGGTGGAACGCTTAAAAAGGGCGCAATCACTGTTTCAGCATCTCGCGGAGGAGCTGCCGTAGATATTTCTGCCTACACTGTAGCGCAGAATGCTCACGCTTATCATCCAGGAGCTCAAGGAGCATCTTTCACTTCTTTGAAGGGTCAGTTGTTATCTCTAGCAAATGGTGGAACAGCGAATATCTTCGGGGTTCCTAAATTAGCACAACCTTATACACAAGCTGTACAAATCGATGGTTCTGCAGTATCTGCGACCAACGTTTTGCAGACTGTTTTCGACGGTTATACTCGAAGACAAATCTTAGGTAAAGGTGGAGCTGCCACTGAAGTTTTGATGTCTTTTAAGCATTTTGGGTCTTGCTTGAAAATCATTGAATCTCAGAAGGGTACGTTCAATATCGTGCCTAATTCCCGCAAAGTTTCTCAATATGGCTATGACACAATCGAAATCGGTTCTGTTTCTGGTCAGGTTTTGAAAATCGTAGGAATTCAGGAATTGGATAATGATGCGATTATGTTCCTGGATTGGAGCACAATCACTGTTTATTCAAACGGTATGTTTAAACGACGTACTGCTCCAGATGGTAAGCAGTATTTCGAAGTTCGCTCGACTTCAGGCTATGCATATATCCTGGATCATTGCTTCTTCGGAGATGTTGTTTGTACATCACCTTGGAAAAACGCGATTATTTCCGGAATCCCTAATTACTAACGACTAGGAAACCCCTAATCGTTTGTTGTTAGGTAAAAAGATGTTTAGAATAGGGCGGGGGTTAAAATCCCCGCTCAACTGAAAGGGAAATATGAATCTTAATGGAACTTCCACAGTTGTTACAGTAATGCCAGCCATTGTTCCTGCTGCTTATGCAGATGGGGATCAAATTGGTGTGCCACTAAAAATCCCAAACTTATTGGTCCAAAGCGGTGGCACTGCAGCCATTGATTCTTTGGCTATTCTAGATAAGGCAAAACAAAAAGCTTCTATGGAGATTTTGTTTTTTGACCAAATGCCCGTCACTACAAGCGTAGATAATTCGCCGCTAGATATTTCTGATGCAGAAATGGCGGCCAAGTTCATTGGCTCTGTTTATATTGATACTGCAGGATATGCAGATACGGTTTCTAATTCTTACCAAACAGTGGTTTCCCTAGGCCTTCTAGTTAAAGGCGGCCTTGCTCCTGGCATTGGGGCGGTTGGATCAAGAGATATTTTTATGGTTTGTAAATCAAGAGGAGCACCGATTTATACGAGTGCTTCTGATCTCGTTATCAAAGTGGGAGCGTTTCAAGATTGAGACGCGTATATGCCGCCCTTAGGGGTCTTGCTTTTGGAAGAAAACGTAATGTGGTAATCCCTCCGACTCCACCATCAGGTTCTCATATTCTCACTGAAGCCGGAGATTTTTTAACTACCGAAGCGGGCGACCGCTTTATTGTGGAGTAACTAATGGCAGATGTAAAAATATCAGCACTTCCGGCGGCTTCATCAGCACTGACAACAGATGAATATCCGGTAAATCAAGGCGGAGTGACTCAAAAAGTAACGGGCACACAAATAAAAGCTTTAATGGCTGGAGTTTCTCCAGGTGGTGCGGCTGGCGGGGATTTGGCAGGAACTTACCCAAATCCAACCCTAGCGGCTACTTCTGTTGTCGCTGGATCATATACAAAAGCAGATATCACAGTGGATGCTAAAGGCCGCATAACTTCTGCGGTTAGTGGGGCTTCTACTGGAGAACTAAGTGGAAATGCCGACACAGTTGCAATTTCAAATGGATCTGCAACTTTAAGTGTTGTGTATCCAACAGCAATGCCATCTTTAAGCTATGGACTATCTCTTTCTATCAGAAACGAAGTTGATGGCTCACCTATTTTTATTAGTTACATCATCACAGCGAAATTAACGACAGGATTCACAGTCATTTTCAATGCGCCTACAGATTCAGCAAATTACTTTGTTGAGTATCTTGCGGCAAGGAGTTTACCATGAAATTAATTTCCATTTTAATTATTGTGTTTGCATGTATTTATGCAGATGCACAGAACTCAACTTTCATTCAAGGCTCTACTTTGATTGAAAGCGTTTCTGTTATTGTCTCCTCTGCTGGAACTACGACTTTAACCTCTAGTTCAAATACAAATCAGCAAGTAACAGGGTCTACGACTCAGACTCTAAAGCTTCCAGATGCCACAACATTATCTTTAGGCAGAGTATTTTCGATTGTGAATCAATCAAGCGGAGCAGTTGCTGTGCAAGATGGTTCGGCAGGGGCATTGCTAAGCATTTCTGGCGGAGATGGTGCTAGAGTTGTTTTAACTAATAAGTCTACAGCGGCTGGAGTCTGGTCTCAGGAAAAAGTAGGATCTCCTGGCTCTGGAGCTGTGACATCTGTAACTACAAGCTCTCCTATTTTAAGTTCTGGTGGAGCAACGCCAAATATTTCAATTCCTGTAGCTACATCAAGCGTAAATGGATATTTAAGTTCCACAGATTGGTCTACCTTTAATTCTAAAGAACCAGCGATTTCATCAGGAACTACTCTCCAATATTGGAGGGGGGATAAGAGCTTTCAAACATTAAATACAAGCGTTGTGCCTGAAGGGTCTAATCTTTATTTTACTAATGCAAGAGCTCAGGGGTCTGTGAGCGCTACATCTCCACTAGTAGATACTGCTGGTGTGTTTTCTATCCCGGTAGCAACAAGCTCAGTGAATGGATATTTATCATCGGCTGATTGGTCCACATTCAATTCCAAGGAACCCGCTCAAACAAAGGGGAGCATATCTACCGCTACGACTGGAGTGTCTGTAGGATCAGGTGCTAATTCCACAGTAGGTCCAAATGTTACAGTTAATGTGCAAACAGCTTCTGGATCTCAGCCAGGGCTTTTGAGTGCTGCTGACTGGACGACTTTTAACAATAAAGCAAGTAGCTTCACAATCAATCATACGGTATACGTCTCTCTTGCTGGAAATGATTCTACTTGTTTAGCTGAAAGAATTGATTTTCCATGCTTAACACTGACAGGAGCCGAGAGTAAAACAAGTGCTAGTCTTGGCAATAATTGGGCTATTTCTGTGGCGCCTGGACAATACACTGAGGCAAGTTTTAATCTTTTGCCCTATGTTTTTATTGTGGGAGAGCTTCCAAGAGAAACAAACTTCTTTGCGCCGAATCCAGCATTAGCTGTTGGTGCTGTGGTTACATTTTCTGGAGCATTTACTTTAGATGCCACATGGAATAGCTCAACTACTCCAGAAGGTGGGTTTGTTGATATTTTCATGGCATTATCAAACGCGCAAGTTGTTGATCTAAGTGCTGCAACTTCAGCATTGTTTTATGTTCAAGACTGTTTATGGGATAATTCGGCAGCAACTACCTTTCAGAGTAATCCTGTAAGCACTAGCTTATCTATATTTTTGCTTAATAATTCTGACTTTACTGCTGGTGGTAATATTACAAATATGGATGGGCAGTTTTTCTACTCTAATTCTAAAGTTTTGCCGATTCTTATTTTTAATGCAGACACTGTAAATAGCAATGCGGTAACGTTTTCTTTCTTAGTTCAAACAGCAATGTTTCAAGAGCTGCATTTAAATGGAAACGTGGCAAACAGTTCTTTTGTGCAGGTAGCTTGTTATTCTTGCTTAAATTCTCAAGAAGTTTTTGTAGACGGTGCCAACGCTTTTTATGGAGCAACACTTGATGGCTTTAGAAATTCATCAAATGTCGTTATAACCAACGGTGGAATGATCAATCGGGTGAGCGATGCCTTTGGTCTTGGTTATTTTCCAGCAGTTCCTGGAAATTGGTCTCCAGCGCCTAACAATGTCTCTCAAGCCCTTGATATTCTGGCAGCAGCCGGTGGTGGTGGCGGGGCTAACTTTACTTTATCGAATCTCACAAGCCCTACAGCTATTAACCAAGATCTTATTTTTGGAGTAACTGCGGGTGTTCATCTTGTTAAAACAGGAGACACTTCTGGTGTAAATTCTGATGCCCTTACGATAGAAACGGGCGATACGGACAATAATATTTCTGGCGCTCTAAATGTAAGAACAGGGCAAGGAACTACTAATGGTGGGTCTGGTGTTGCTACTTTTGGATCAGGAGATGCTGCTTCTAACTCATCAGGCACTGGAGATACGGTAATTACCACTGGTGCAAATGGAAATTCAGCTAACTTTCCTTCTGGGAATAGCATCATCACAACGGGTATCACAACCACTCAAAATTCAGGAGACGTCGTATTGTCTCCAGGAATTCCAACCGGGGCAGGAACTCGTGGAAAGATTGCTTTCACTGATGGAACAGAGGGCACATCTGGATATTGTTGGACTTCCACCGATACTTTAGGACATGGATCTTGGCAAGCATGTGGTGTTGGCGGTGGAGCTAATACTGCACTATCAAACTTAGCTTCAACTGCTGTAAATGCTGACATTAATCCAGCTTCAACTGGCACTGTTCAGCTTGGAAATAATTCAGCCAATTGGATGGGTCTTTATACTTTTAATATAACGGCTACTGACAATCCTTTGAATTTAAAGACTCAAGAAGTAGCAGATGCAACAGGGCATGATATAAATATTAAACCGGGCACTCCACCGGGACCATCTGATGATAATGGTGGAAATGTCAATATTTCAGGAGCAGATCCATTTGGGGCAGGGCAGGCAGGTAAAGTTATTCTTGGGTCAGATACAATTCCTTTATTAAATGCAGCCTATCAAATGGGAAGCTTCACGAATGAGTTTTCAAATGTCTATACACAAAACGTGTATGCGGTCGATGCTCCGATGAACATTTCCACAGCTAGGTCAACTGATGGTGTTGGTGCAGATATTTCAATATTTCCAGGCACTCCACCAGGACCTTCTGCTGATAATGGAGGTAGTTTAAATCTTTCGGCTGGCGCTCCTTTTGGCGCTGGTATAGCGGGTAATATTAATCTTGAGACTTCTGCTTTAGGTGGCGTGGGTCAAATCAGATTAGTTGATGGGCATATTGTGAGTGCACTATCTTCAACTAGCGCGCCCACTGTTGCTGTTCAACCTGCTGCTGGTACTGGCGCTACTTGCACAATTGCGAGCGCTACAGATGATACGGGACAGATCACGATAGATACGGGGACAATAGGAATATCAACTGGATCATATTGTCAGCTTACATTTAATCATGCTCACACGAATGCGCCAAATTGTATTCTAGGTTCTGTGAGTGGAACACTTTCAACGGTTCCACAATCACCAAGTACAACGACAACAATGAATGTTAATTTTGGCGTAGCTATTGGAGCTGCATCTATTTTTGTTCTTAATTACTGGTGTATTGAAACACAATAGCGCATTCCATCAGCGTAGAAATGGGGATTTAAATTGAAGGTATCAGGACAACTCGAAAGAGCACAGCTAGAAAATGTAACGTCAGACCCAAGTTCTGGGATTGCTGGACGAATAGTTTTTAATTCCACTCTAGATCAAGCACGCCTTGATGATGGCTCTAATTACAGATCATTGCTTAGAAATGATCAGCATATGTTACTTGGTAATTCTGGAACAGCGAATGATAACTCTAGGCTTAACAGAGCTGCTGCCGGAGTTATTCAGCTTGTTGTTGGGTCTGATACGACTGCAGAAGGAACTCTTTCAAACTCTTTGAATCAATTATCTTCACGAAATGAAAATTATTTAGATGCGGGAAAGCCTACAGTTGGAAATGCGGGTCGAATAATTTTTGTAACAGACACTCTGACATTAAAATACGATACGGGCGCCGCATGGGTAGAACTACGTTCTGGAACTGTAGCAATCGCTAATGGCGGCACAGGAGCCACAACAAAAGCAGGCGCATTTGATGCCCTTTCACCTATGTCCGCAGGCGGTGATCTTATTTATGGTGGCACTTCTGGTACAGGGACAAGACTTCCAAATGGAACCCCTGCCCAGGTCTTGACCTCTCAAGGAGGTACTGCGCCACCCATCTGGGCAACACCAACAGCGAGTGATTTTTCTTCTCCAACATTTAGGAAGTTTACTTCTGGCTCTGGGACATACAATAAAAGTTATACTTTCAATATTGTTTCTGGAAGCGCAACAATCGGCGCTACTTATACAAATAATGCAGTTACTTTTACAGTCTATGCAACAGTAGCAAGCTCTGTAAAAGTAGTTATGTCAGGATCTGGAGCCCCGGCATCTTCTGGTACACTAACTAAAACTTCTGGTACAGGAGACGCTACTCTTTCATTTATATCTGTTGTATCCCCCCTATATTTAAAAGTGAGATTAGTTGGTGGCGGAGCTGGTGGTGCTGGTGGAAATCCAGGCGCAACGAATGGTGGTGCTGGTGGGACTACTTCTTTTGGAACTTCGTTACTTACCGTAACAGGTGGTGCGGCCTCTTCTCCGACTAATAATTCTGGCGCTGGTGGTACAGCAAACTTACTTTCTCCAGCGGTAGGTCAGGGATGGTCTGGAGGCCAAGGTCAAAATGGCGGAACGGCATCAACGCTTGCAGGACAAGGGGCTTCCACACCATTTGGTGGTGGTGGATCCGGTGGATTCGGCGGATCTTTCCCGGGCAGTGCAGCGCCTGCAAATACAGGAGCTGGTGGTGGTGGTGGTGGTTCTACTGGTGGCGCAAATTGCGGCGCAGGTGGTTCTGCAGGCGGCTACATTGAAGCAATTATTTATAGCCCTAGCGCTACTTATGCTTTTGCAGTAGGCGCTGGCGGTACGGCAGGCGCAGGCGCAACTGCTGGTGGTGCAGGCGGCTCTGGTCTAATTATCGTAGAGGAATATTTCCAATGACGGAGCTTCCAGCCGGATTCTATTCTATAGTTGGAATTTTATTTGTTTCGCAAATTGGTATTTTAATTTCCCTAGTAACACTTGTTTTTAAAATCGGAGCTTTTGTTGCGAAAACAGAATCAGGGATCAAAGAAGCAAAAGAATTAGCCAGAGACGCGAAGGATTCTGCAGTCTGGGCGCACAGAAGAATTGATAAATTAAGTTAGTGACAACCAACATACCCAGGGAGGGTTATAAATATGTCAACTCAAGCAGATGTAGTGGTAGCAGTAGAAGCAGACGCAAAAGCGGCTGTGAAAGCTTTATTGTCAGGTCTTGTTAAAGACGGTGATGCAGTAGATATGGAAGTAGCAATTTTGGCAGCAGATGCTGGCGCATTTGGCCCTTTGCTTGCTCCTCTTGTAGCTTCTGCAATTAAAAAAGTAATTGGTCAGCTTGTGGATAAAATCTAACATGAGCGCACTAATTGATCTTATCAAACCGATTTTAAGTTGGCTTTTTGATCTTTTATTGGCCGATCTAATTAATTGGCTGAAAGCTAAATTTGGAAAACCAGCGGCGCCTGCGGCTGTTCCATTAAAAGCAGAAGATAAAAAAGATGCACCCAAGTCCTAATCGAGCGGGACTCCTGAATTATTTAGTAGGGAGTCTGCTCACCTAGTTTTAAAGGGGATTATTTATGCAAACGCTTTCCTATGGGTATAAAAAGCCTGAAACAAATGACAAGGGTCCAATTGTATTCCCAGCCCTTCAAGATGATATCCAGCAATTAAATGACCATAATCATAATGGATCTAACTCTACACAACTAACCGGCCAATCTATTGTCGTGCAGACACAGGCCTTACTATCCACTGATTGGGTGGCGCTTGGTTCTGGGAATTATAGCCAGACTTTCACACTCTTGCCAGGTTACGCCTATGATACTGTCGTGCTTAATTTCAGAGATCCAGATGGCACATATATTCAGCCTTCTCTTGTAAAGGTGAGCAATACTCAAGCTACAGTTTTTACAAATAATCCATCTCTTGGTATGACAGTTCTTTATGGGGTTTAAATGATCCAGATTCAGCCATTAGAAGTCACACAATTTACCGGAGGAGTTACAGATTTTATCTTCTCCTCTGATATTACTTCGGCTGTTATCTTAGATAATTTTTCAGTTCAATTTAATCAATCTTTGCTCACGCGACCGGGAAGTATTGTTGACGATGTGAGCCCCGGCAACGGCAAGATTCCGGCTGGAAACCAAAGAATCGGTACGTTGATAAATTACGATAACTCAAGCAATCTATTAGTACAATCAGCCCGTGATGTTTATTATAGAAATCCATCTGCTTATACTACAATCCTAGGCCCTACAGGAAATCACGTTTTCTCTAATGGCACGACAGCGAACATTATCAGTAAAGCTGAGTGGAATAAGCATATCTTTCTAACTCATGATGGATTTCCAGTTCCTCAGAAAATCTATAAAGATGGATCTGGTGCTATGCGTGTTAGAAATGCGGGTCTTCCAGATCTTGCGAGTTCACCTATTGTCACAGCAGGTGCTGCAGGCGCAAATAATTATGTTTACGCATTTCACTATTCTTATCAATACACCGTTGAGAATCAAGTTTTTGAAGATGATGGGCCGGTCACATTTGTAGAGTTAGATAATGCTGCTGCTCCAGACATTAATCCAGTAAGTATCACAGCAATCCCCGTGCTTTCCAACGGCGCTTCTAATAACTGGGATACAACTGTTATCACTGTGAAAATTTATCGTACTGCTGATAATGGAATTAATTCATTTTTCCTAGGGCAAGTAACTAATGGAACCACGACATATACGGACAATACTTCTGATGCTCCTCTCACTAATAGTTCTCTTCTTTATCTGTCTGATGGCTCCCTTGATAATGATCCTACTCCTCTTTCTAAGTTTGTTCATGTTGTAAATAACACTGGATACTATGGATATATCAAGGAAGGCTCAGAAGAATTCCCTTTTAAATATCGTCAAAGTATTCCTTTTGATCCAGATTCTTGTCCTCTTGCTTTCGAAGATTCAGTAGAGGATGTCATAACAGGGTTTTCTTCAGTTCAATCCATCCCTATTATTTTATGTGTAAGGCATGTTTATAGGATTGAAGGCGGCTTTGATCAGTTCGGTCGAGGCTCCCCTAATCATATCAGGATTTCTGATAATGCAGGATGCGTCTCTAATCTTTCCTTAGTTCAAGCTGAGGGCCAGCTATTTTGGGCTGGCAATGATGGATTTTATGCGACTGATGGATATACAGTTATAAAAATATCAGATGATACAAACGATAGCTACAAAGCCATGCTTGCGGCTTCTAGTGATCAGCGACGAATCTATGGAAAGTTTGATGAACTAAATAGAAGAATTGTTTGGGGCCTTGAGACCGATTCAAGTTCCATGGACAATGATACATTGTTCGTGCTTGATCTCAGATGGGGAGTGAAGGCTGCTTCAGTGTTTACAAGCTGGTCCGCAGGAGATTCGTTTCGTCCTACGGCTTTGGAATTTTTTAATAAGAAATTATATAGGGCTGATAGTCGTGGTTATGTGTTTATTCACGATACGATCTATGACACAGATCCATTAGTAGATACGGCGACAAATCCAGAAGCATGGAATGAGAAGACAATTATTTGGACTTATCGCTCTATTGCTATGAATTTTGGGACAAATCTTTATAGAAAAATTGCTACCAAAATTCTCCTATTAGCTAAAAATTCCACAAATGTTTCTATCCAAATTAATACGATTAACGATGACGGTAGGATTTTTAGAGCTTTAAAGGAGATTAGATGGAGACGAAATTTTGTTTGGGGAGATCCTCAATTTAGTTGGGGAGATCCTCTTTGTGTGTGGAATGGCGAAGGCCTTATTGAGCAGTGGCGCCGGATGCCTGCTAAGGGCTTACGCTTTAGTTATCTTCAAGTGGAGATCACTAATTCGTATACTGTTATTACAAACTCTGACACTTTGGGAACTGCTACTTTTAATCCAACCACAAAAGTAATTACATTGGATGATGCTGTAGCAAATGACTGGCCTATTGATGCTAGAGGATACTTTATTTCTAGCGAAGTGGATGGATACTCTAGGCAGTTTGAGATTTTATCTAGAACTGCAGATACAGTCACAGTCCTTGATCCTGGAAATAATCTACCCTCTGGCTCTAATAAATGGCTCATGAAGGGCTATCAAAAGGGCGAGATTTTAAACCTACTTGGATACACGGTTCACTGGGCGCCAATTTCTAAAACTCAACAGACTTATGAAGCTGGGCAAGATGGGGCGAATCAATAATGGGATTAGGCAATCAATTACCAGATATTATATTAAAAGATTTAACAGACCCCTATGTGAAGGAAAATTTCTTTAGGATTGATAAATTTTTTAAGAAAACACCGTTTTTTAGAACCGAAATGAAGTTTTTTGAGATCACTTTTGCAAAAGCTTACACCAATACGACTCTGGCTCATGGCCTGGGATTTAAGCCCACCGATCTGATTCAGACCTTCTTGACTGGACCAGGCTCTTTGACTTGGAACTATGACTTATTTGACTCGACAAACCTCGTTGTTTCGACGACTGGCGCTTGCAAAGTGAGGGCTTTTATTGGAGCCTATAGAGAGGAAATTTAATGGTATATAAGACGTTTGCACAGATCAAAGCTAAGGTGGAGCGCGAGCTTGATCTCGAGGTGGAAGAGTTTGTCCAGCCGTTAGAATTTATCGAATATGTGAACGATGGAATCTCCATGGCAGAAGCTGATATTCACAAGCTTGGCCTTGAAGATGAATATTTTCTGACAAAGGAATTCTTTCCCCTAACAATGGGCGTGGAAGATTACGTCCTACCTACAAAACTTTACATGAATAAGATTCGTGGGATTCAGTATAGCTTTGGCTCCACTATTTATACCATTCAGAGGCTTAGGGATTCAGACACTAGATTTGAAGATATTGACCGAATCAATCAATATTTATCAGTCACTGATTATTATAAGTATACACTTAGAAATGATTCTGCAGCAGCAGGCGTAATGCTTCAACTTGTTCCAAAAAGTCGTGAAACATCAACCACGAATGTAAAAATTTGGTACATCAGAGAAGCTGCAAAATGGGATGAGGCCGACACCGTTGGCGTGGGTCTTTGTGATCTTCCTCAGATTGCTATTCAATTTCTATATCAGTATGTGAAGTACAGATGTTATGAAAAAGAAGGCCATACAAATACAGATGCAGCAAAGGCAGACCTTGCTGCTATTCATGCGACTATGATGGCCACAATGGAGCAAATGGTTCCAGATAATAATACAGAGATTGTAAGAGATCTCTCACTATATAACGATTTTTCGTGAGGTAATTGAATGGCTATTAATCCCTATACAGGTGTGCAAATTGATCCTACTAAGCAAAATGTAGATGGGTCTGCAATGTCTATTCAAGACCAAAATAAAAATCTTCAATTACAGCTTCAGCAACAACAAGCACAAGCAGCTGCAACAGCCAAAGCAGCCGCTGATATGGCAGCACAGGGGAAAAATCCTGATGGCTCCCCTATCAGACAAGCTTTTGATACAATTGCTAACCCCAATGGAACGCTTCAACAACCTTATACAATGAGCCTTAATGGCCTTGATCCAAGTCAATGGCAAGGCTATCAGCAATATAAGACAGAAGCTCTAAGAACAGGGCCTAGTGCTTGGGCTACTCTTCAGAATCAAAATCAGGATCTCCAGAGTCTCCAGCAAAAACAAGCAGCGGCCCAACAAGCTCAGAGCTCCATGAACCAGGGAAATCAAAATCTTGCTTCTCATGGCGGCCTTTCGCAAGGAGCGGCCGCATTGGCGGCTCGTTCTTCAGCACGGGATATGTTGGCAGCAAGGCAGAATGTGGGCTTAGCTAATCAGCAAAATAAATTGGGAATCGCCACAACAGATGAGGGTAACCGTGTTGCCCAGCTTGGAAATCTCGCTAATACAGAACAGCAAATTGGAACGTACAATAATACTTTGCAAGATAAACAGGCTGAATTTAACATTAATAATATGTTAGCTGAGCAACAGGGAAAACGTGCTTACAATGACAATACTTACAACCAACAGATGCAAGCTTGGGCTGCTGCAAAAACTGCAGATGCCACAGCTAAAGCTGGTGGCGGCGGAGGGGGCAAATAATGGGTGATAATTATTCTCCTTGGACTCAAATGGGATCTCAGCCTTCACAACCAGCGCAGCCAGCAAAGCCTTCGGGAACTGATAGGGATTATGGCAATATGCTAAATGCCTATTATGGAAAACCTAGGAAAAAGAAAAAGTGAACTATGAACTTCAGAAGCTCACACCAAAAGAATGGGAGAATCTCGCAGAAGATGCTCACACCACAGTATTTGGGGAAAATCGTCCTCACGCTCTTAATCGCTTCCATTTTGTGGTTATTGTTTTGTGTAATAGTGAGTTGGGTGGATATTTCACTTGCCTCGAAATGGACTCCGAGACTTTGTATATTCAGCATGGGGGAGTGTTCCCCCCTTTCCAAAAAACTATCCATGCAGCACAAGGCTATGCCACATTTATCAAGTGGGGCCTTGAGAATTATAAAAGATTATGGACTCGGATCGAGAACACAAACGAAGCTATGATAAAACTTGCCCTAAGAATTGGATTTATAATCACAGGTAATTCCAATTTTGGGGGGAAGATTTATCTAGAACTAATGGCAGGCGAATTATGTTAAAAGATAATATTCCAGCATTAGCGAACCTTGAAGTAGATATTGAAACAATGTCTAAGCAAGACATTAGGGATTTGATTCATTCCATTGAAGAAAAAGCACTAGCTCCAAAAGCAGAAGAGCATCAAATCGATGTCCCTATAAAGCATCACTTTTCAAAAGATGTTTACGCAAGAGAGATGATTGTCCCTAAGGGATCCCTCATCATTGGGAAGATCCATAAATATGCAAATTTAAATATCCTGAGTTCTGGCGAAGTTTCCATTCTCTCTATTGATGGGGTTGTTAGGGTAAAGGCTCCCTTTACGATTGTGGCAAGCCCTGGATCTAAGAGATTATTTTTTGCTCACGAAGATTCTGTATGGACCACGATTCACGGAACAGCAGAAAAAGATGTTGATAAAATTGAAGATCATTTTATAGCTAAAAATTATGACGAATTGCCGCTTCCTGTAGGGGAAGTGCTTATTTCCATGAAGGAGAATTAGTATGGCTTGGGTATCAGTAGGATTAGGCGTAGCAGGAGCATTGCTAGGACACCAGCAGCATCAGGCACAATTAGCGGCTCAAGAAGCCGATGCACAAAGAGCTTCGGCTACTGAGCGCTATTCTCCATGGACGCATCTTCAAGCAAATGCAATTCGTCACCCATCGTCTACAGAATTTGGTTCTCTTGCTGGTGGTGGCTTAAGCGGATTCATGCAGGGCCAGGCAATTAATAATGCTATGGCCGCAAAGCCTGGGGTTCCGGGCGGTGGTATGGATCCTTCTACGGGCGCTAATGCTTTGGGCGGACAAAACATGGCAGCTCAAATGGGACAAGATGCGCAGATGCCAGCAGGTGGAGGAAGTCCTTGGTTTGGAATGCAACAACAAGGCGGCGCTCCAAATATGTACCAATTGCAGAAACCCGGCGGATACTTCGGTAGCTAAGAGGAGATTTTAATGGCATCTAATGCACAACAAACAATTCCTATTTGGGCTTTGATGAACTCACAAGCTCAGGCTTTAGGTCCCGATCATCCTATGTCATTAGCTCAAAATACACCCACAGATGAACAATTGATGAGCACTCAGTATGATCAAGCAGATCCTTCTTTAGGAAAAAATCTTACTCTGACGCCTGAAGAGCAATCAATGTTTGGATCACAGGAGGATATGGATGCGCTTATGGCAAAATCAGCTCAAGCTCCTACGCAATCAAATATGCCTTCAGCGCAAGCTATTGCGAGAACGGTATCAGCACAAGCGCAGGGTCCGGCTTCTCAGGCGGCAGTACCTTATGATCAAATGATGCGAGATATGGCCGCACAATATGGAGTAAAATCTAAAGAAGCTCTAGACCAACAGCAACAGGGAATTAAACAATTAAGCTCAAATATAGATCAAGTTCGTGGGATGCCTATGCAGACAAACTGGGCGCCTGCTGCTGCATATTTGGATTATTTAAATCCTGGTATGCACTTAGCTGAGCAAGCAGCTTCCCTAAAGCCAGAGAATCAGCAAGACCGTGCTCAAAAATTAATTGCTCTTCAAGAAGCTCTTCAAAATAATAAAGAAAAAGCGTCTAAAGACACCTTGTCAGCCCTTAAAGAACAAATTGATGCATACAAAGCTTCAAAAATTGATCCTTTGGATGTAGCTCTTAAAAATGCTAAGATTGGTTTTTATGGGCAAGGAAGACAAGATCTTCAAGACCAGCGATTAGGGGAAACGGCCTATCGTGGGGTTCTTGCAAATATCAATAACAATAAAGCACTTCAGACAAAACTTCAGCAAGTTCAAGGAATTGATAATGCAGGCGCCATGATCGAAAATGCGCCAGAAGTAACCCCGCAACTATTCCATGATTATCAACAAGCAGTAGTTGCGGCCGTGAACCGTGGAAACTCTGGCATTGGCGAAAGAGCTGAGAGATATTTATCATCTGCTGGAATTGATGCAGATAAAATTAAGCAATATCTAGCAGGACAACCAATGGATATTGGAAAAAATGATCCAATGCTAAAAGCAGTCCAGGGCTTCGCCCAAACAGAGCGGGGAAATATTGAAAAACAATATGGTCAAATGGTCGATACGGCCGCCAAATCTTCTGGGCAGGATCGATG